ATTAAGAAACATACCTTCAAAAATTACTCTATCTTGTTTAACTTTAAGTTTTTGTATTGGCTGTTTTGCCTTTCCAAGATTAATAGTTTTATTACTCTGTTTAATTTTTCCAACCTTTAAATTTTCTAAACTATCGCTGTCTTGAGGAACTAATCTTTGTTTCTTAAATATATCTAACATATAATTATTTGTATTGGCAGTAATAAAACTAACATCAGTTTTAGTAAACTTAATATAATTTTTTAAAGTGTCATACACAATAGGTTTACTATTCAAAAACATATCTATAAAAGAACTCTCAGTTCCTTCTATACTTTCTAAATCATATTTTAATGCTTTATTGTATCTACCATTATTTAGTAAATCTGCCACTCTAAAATTTCTAAGGTTATTTTCTAACTCAGGTGAAAATAAGGCTTTCGCACTAAATAATTGTCTATTAATTAAATCTGAATATAATTTTAATAAATGTTGTCTTTCAATAGTTTGTAAAAAATGATTAATATATTCTTTAAAATCATCAGAATCATAGGCAGGTTCAAATTCAGAAACTTCTATTTCTGATTCTGTCGTGTCTAATTTCTTATAGTGGCTTGGGTTTAATAAGTCATAAACTTCATCATCTACTTTAGACAACTTATTATCAAACTCATGAAAAAGATATGTCGCCATCAGTTCATATACTAAATTTTCTATTAACCTAGCATGATTTTGCTCAATCATTTGAGGGTCTAATATTATTTCACCGTTTATTGGGCTGGTATCATCATCAATTAAGATTCTATCAACCATACAATAACCCCCATGTTATCATCACGCTAGCCATTTAGCCCATGCAATTCCTTTACTAATTGCCCCACCTAATCCTAATCCACTCTGGGGCGGTGTATATGTCATTTGGCCTGTAGCGGGGTCTACCCAATACGGATTGTTATATTGGTCATATCCACTTGGAGGAATAGGATATCCACTTCCATTATTCATAGCCATTTGTTGAGCCATCATTTGTTGATTCATTCCACCCATAGCAGGCGCGCCTTGAATGTTTGCAGGGTTTGCTCCCTGTGGTGCAGTTAATTGTTGTTGTTGTTGTTGCTGTTGCCCTGTGTTAAATCCTTGAGATTGTAAATACTGCTCTTTAGCCATTTTCCTTTGCATAACTACTTCGGAATTAATTGCAGATTGTAATAAATTTTGTAAATCTAGTTGAATGTTAGCAGCAGTAATTGTTTCATATTCTCTTAATGCATCAGGATGCATTTCTAATTCCCCAGAAGTATTTTGAACAAATTTTAATTTAGGAAGCATTTGCCCTAATACTCTTTCAATAACATCTTCAAATAATTGCTCAAACGCAGTTAAGAATGACTCACCATGATAATAAAAGAATTCTTCTACATGGTTTTCTTGTAGCGTCAATAAATTATTCATTGATTTAAATTGTTCTTGATTGCTTGCCGTTATTTGCTTTCCTAATGCGTTATTACTTGTTCCCCACATAATTATTCCTCCACTTCTATTATTTTAGTGCCATCTCTTAATAGCGTTTTAACCCTATCATTGAGAGCATTTGATTCTATAATTAATCTAAATAGTTCTTCTTCTCTAGATTCTGATAATCCTGCGGGCGGCTTAATTGACCAACCCAATGACGATAAACTACTTATGTCACCTTCTTTGAGCGAGGTTAATGGGCCAGACGCCAAAGGATTTAAACTTCTGGCAGATGGAATATAAGCACTAAAAGATAACCCATGTTCCTCTGCTAACATTTGCTGCTCTAACATTTCATATTGCCTATGGAGATGAGAATGCTTTTCACAATAAGTTCCTCTCATAGGATATCCCTTTCTAACTTTATGTAAAGGAATTGGTGGCCTCATTGGGTCGCCTCCATCCCATATCTTCTGACTCCCGCAAACAACACATCTATCTTTTATGTTAAATGAAAATTTGTATGGTATTTTTAGAAATCTTTTCTTTTCTGGCATTAACACCTTAATTATTTCTTTAAGTTGTTTTCTTGGTTTTAAAGATTTAAATTCATACTTCATCACACTACCTGCGGCTCTCGCCATCTGTCTTGGTGGTAAAAAAGCACTTGGTTCTACATAAGCATTGGTAGAGCCAATTAAACTTGGCGGCTGATAATTCATGCTCATCTTAAACACTCCTTACATTTACAATATAGACCCATAGAGCAGTTATTGGTTATAAACGTGATATTTTTCATATTTTCACCTAATAATCTTTAATCATGGTCATTATTCCTCTATACACCATTTCTGAATCTGATTTTGCACTTACTATATATTTGAAACATGGTATTCCTGCATCATTTAATTTAGACATTCCATTTTTAAAAGGTTCAAATATTGGGTGGTCTTTTATTTCTCCTGTGTGAGGGTATCTATCTTTCCATATATCATATTTATTTGCCCATACTCCTACTGCTAATGGATAGTCATGTGATTTCTTTTTATTCTTTTTGTTATTTTTATCCCAATAAGGAGAACATATTGTATCTACTAAAAAAGTCCAGCATAATTGTTGTTCAATATCAAAATGTTTATCCATGTGTCTATCATCAATCATAAAGATAACATATTTTACTTTTCTATCGTGCATATCTTTGAGCCATTCAGTCCAATAAATTGTTTCTCCACCAACATCTGCTGTTTTTATTGTTCTAGCATCTCCATCTAATTTAATTGATTTTCTAGTTGCTCTTTCTTTTCCAACTGTTCTATTCTTTATGTCTGGAACTTCTCCCCTTGTTCTTAATTGATGGTGCAATGTAGTTTTTCCTACTTGTGTTGCCCCATATACTCCAAAAGGAACTGAATGAACTCTATTCCAAATCCTCCCTAAACTCTCCGCCATAACAACAATAAAGCCAGCCATTAACGACATTATACTTCACCATCATATTCACCATAGATGTGACCAGAAATCAACTAATCCTCCCCATACTGAACCATAGATATTTACCCCCATAAAGGGTAAAGCATGGCCTAAGAAAAAACTACAAACAGTGCTAATAGTTCCCCATAAGAAGAACCTAGCCCTTAAGAACCATACATCAGCAGAGTGAGCGCGTTGTAAATCATATGCTAATGTTGATTCATCAAAACCCATTAGTATTTCAGATACCATATACCTCACTCATTCATAGTTAAAAATGTGGGGCTAATTGTATTCTCATTCTCATAATTTTGGTAATTGGGCGGTGGGGGTGTTGATAAGAAAGCATTAGGATTATACTGTTGTTCGTATTGTCGCATAGTATCTCTAACTCGCTTTCTATTTTCCTCTTCCCTTTGTTTCCTTGCCCAATATTGGTCTATTTTTCTTTGAAGCAATGCATCTTCAATTCTATCGAATAGAGCCAAATCAAATACTGCCTTCAAAATCATTATCCCACCTATGGTGAGGATGCCGAATAATAAGGCATGGCTATATCCCGCATATGGAAACAAAAATCCATATTGGGTATAGAAGTATATATTTACTCCACTAACTGCGCCCACAAATAAAATCGTCATTACTAATCTGGTGTCATCTTCTAAACTTGGCATTTAATCACCTATGCATAATTAACAGTCACAGACCCAGAACCCGTTGAAAATTCAACAAATAACCCCTGCGCTAAAATTGCCCCATGAAAGTCATACTCAAGTGATTGAGCAGTTCCACCCGCATGAAGATTTAAGCGGGCTACTTCTTTCTTACTTGTTGTCGTGCTGTTTGCGCTATCCCATATTTTAACGGTAAATAACGCATTCGTGGTTGAAGTAGCATAAATGCTAACTAACTTAGTTCTAGCCGTTGATATAACTTTTGATGCGGATATTACCCCGCTTGTGCTACACGATGGACTTCCCATATACAACCCTCATCTCGTCAAAGTGGATTTGCCTTATCAACCTTCTGTCGAATCAGAAGATTCAACAGGGGCTTTGGCCTCCACTTTCGGTTTTAATTCCTTTTTAGGGGTTTCTTTAACAGGTTTCTTCTCAACCTTTATTGGTTTAGTTTTCTTAGGAATAATTGTTTTCTTAGTAGGAAACATTTTTTCTGCTATTTCTTTACCATCGCCTATTAAATCAAATTCTCTTCGTAATAGTTTTAAGTCATAATCAGACATTGTTAATATGGTTTTCTTATCTTCTTCAATAAATTTTACTACTAACCCTGCATCACCTAACATACCTGCTGCGATATTTGCGGGTATATCAACATCTGATTCATATTTAAGTTCATAGACTACTCCGCCTCTTCTCAATACGAGAGGGCCGTCATGTTTTGGTTTCATTAATTTTACTTTACTCATTTTTCTCACCTTGATAAAAAAGTGCGACCCACTCCCCCCAATTAAGGGGGGAATGAAGCCGCGTATTATTATGGTTTAATTTTCAGTTATCAGAGTCAAAGGTTGCCCCAAACTCTTACTCTAACAGAGCCGCCATTAGCGTCATCAGCCAAAGTAGCGTTAGTTCCGTCTAATGCTGTAAACATGAGAGCAAAAGATGTTCCACTCTCATAAGCACCTGCGGCACTAATCTCTACTAAAGGCAATACTGCATTAGCGTTGTCGGAGCCAGTTATAGAAATAGCGTGAACTGATGATAGGCCTAATGCAGAGGCAGGTATTACTGAACCTGCCGCTACAATAGATGTTACATCAATTAATGCATCCACCATGTATTCATCGCCCATGACCTTTGGGGTTGTTACACCCTTATGGTCAGCAAGCAATGTTACTGTATATGCTAAAGCCATTCTTAATCAACTCACGCGCTCTTAATGTTGGTAATCTTACCCTGTCCTTTGAAGAAGGAACAGCAAGTTTCACCCATTGTGCGATACATACCCTGATTCCCTAGTTTTCCGACACCAAATGGGTTTCCGTTAGTAATACCATCCTCAAAGTATTGAGTTGGCTTCATAACAGATAGCCACATATGGTCTGTGTCTAAGAACAACATATCACTTAGAGTGTTTGTTGTGTTAGCACCTGTTGAACCCATATCCTTTGCAGGGATTAATGGGATATCAAAGTAAGTTGCTACCCTAAATCCAGCCTCAGTTCCCTTTACGCCCTTTACACCATTATGAGTAGGAACAATCTCTTTCCTATCCATAAATCGCTCTTGACTTTGTAGTAAGTCAGCAATGTGCTGAATTGTATCATAGCCTGTTAGGATGCACTTCGGGTTTCCACCGTTCTGGCGGATTCTGCGAATCATACTGTTTAGCATACTTAGAGTTAATACCCTTGCATCAGCAGCAGCATATCCATCACCGAAATCAACTTCAGCATCTAAGTAAGATGCAGTCCCTGTTGCAGCGTTAGACGAAATAGTTACTGTTCTTGATGTTCCAAAGATATTCTTTACATCAGCAACTACTGCGGAGTTATCTCCGTTGTTTGCGCCGGTGTTTAGTAAGTTAGCATTATACATTGCAGCAACTTCACCCGCAGATGATACAATCTTCAATAAAGAAGTATAGTTTCGCTCAATGTCTGTAGCCGTGCCGTCATCATAGTTTTCAAATGGCATTACTAGCATTCTGCTTTGTGTTTCTGCGTGATGCTTACCCATGTCTTCACGGATAATAGCGCGTATATCGCCTACTCCGTCATCAATAGCCGCTAATTCCATTCCAAGTTCTGAGAACTCAAACAGATGAGCAACTGTCTTAGGGCTAACATAAAGTTTAGCATACTCAGGTGATAATGGCCTAAATCCATTTGCACCGTCTAATGTTGCGTTTTCCTCAACTCCACCGATTTGGTCTGAGCGAGGGGTTGATAAATCTGCAGTATTTGCAGCAACCGCAGTTGTTCCTAATCCAAAGGAAGAACCACTACCACCAGTAGGTCGGCTCTTTAGAACCCTCCAACCGCTTGAAGTGTATGGCCTCTTTGCTAAGATAGAAAGAGGATTAACCTCTTGATTTAGCATAGACCATACTTTCTGTCCATAAAGAACATTGTATAGGTCGCCTAATCCACTAGCGGCACTAAACGGGTTTGATGCTGCATCGTGGGGCGTTCCGAATCCACCAACAACGCCGGAACTCTTCAATAGAGCATTACCGGCAGGGCCGGTTAATCCGTATGTTGCGGCTTCTAAGTCTTTTAATGTGTTTGTATATCCTGTCATTTAATTCATCTCCTTAAAATTTCCTCGCTAAGTTGTGAATATCTCCCCACGACATTGCCGATATATCATCGGTTGTGGTTGGGAAGCCATCCGGCAGAGAAACTGTTGATTCCTCTTTTACTATTTGCGAATTTTCTGTTGTTAATGATTTGCGTAGGTCTGCGAACTGCTCTTTTAGTTCGGCTACTTCTGAACGAGCGTCATATTCATTTCGCTCCACAGATGCCTTTCTAACTGATTGCTCTGAAGCAAACCTTGTCTCAAACTGCTTATTCATACTATCATAAGCAATCTTTTCTAGTTGTTCTGCCTTAAACTGTTCGTATGCCTTTTCGACATTCTCAACAGATAAGTCAAGCGTAGTGAATTCAGACGAATCCCATTCTTTTGAAACCTTTAGTGGAGCAGGTGTTGCAGTTGGCGTTCCGCCACTTACTACCTCTTCTCCGGCTTCATAATCACGGGTGCTATCTTCATCCAGTGCTTTTTCTTCTTCACCTAAAGAATCATCGGATAATTCCAACTCTTCTTCGGCTTCACCTTCAGTTTCCATGTATTCCATGTCTGCCTCAAGTGGCGTCTCTTCTTCCTTTTGGAGTTCATTAACCTGCTTCATTAGGTCATTCAACTCTTCAAGGGCTTTTTCCAATTTTTCTGTCATTTTCTTTTCACCTTGTTTTTCTTCTTTTAATATGTCAAATTTTGCTTCGGGGTTTATTCCTTTTTCACATATTGTGACTTCATGTAACTCTAACTCGTCAATTTCATTATATTCGCCAAAATCATCTGATTTCCTTTTGCGCTTTGAAATTGCTTGTCCTCCTATACTAAATGAACGTAATGTGCCTTTCCTAATACTTCTTGATATTTCTTTGGCTTTTTCAATATCATCCCTTAATTTAATAACAACATAAAATCCTACATCATCAACCTGAGATTTATGGACTACTCCGTTCTTATCTCTATAAGAATCTACTACTTCTCCTACTTGAACATTTGAATGATTAGACATTACATTTCTGAATTTCTTTTCTCCCATGTAATCTTTAACTGCTTTTTGTAATGCTTTTAAAGTAATTAAATCATTTTGCTTGTCTACCATTTCTATTGAAGCATATCCACCTATAATTAAATCATCTGACTTTAGTATTGTGAAATCTTTAATTTCCTGCTCCATTAGAACCGGCTGCTCTAACATAAACTACACTTCGACTTTCACTATATGAACTAAGCGGGATTGCTTTCGGGCAGGGGTAAATTTTTATACCTATCTTCAGTAATATCCCACAAACCGTCGTCTTCTTTTGATTCTAACATAGTTTGTTTTGTTCCTGTCCAAACAACCCAATGCTTTTTATCATTCAAAGGAACGACCCTAAGATGTAATCTAGTATCAAATTTATCCCCTTGTATCTTAAATTCATGATAACCGTGTCTTTGAACACCAAGAGTAATAATTCCCCTATCTAACATTTTACCCTCTCTAGCGTTGCTCAATACAATTTTAGCAGGGAATTTATTAGATTTACCAAATAGGTTATAAACATCAGAAGTATCTTCAATATCTATTAACCACGCCAGTCTTTTTTCATTTACAACATAAATCAATAAAAGGTTATCATCTTCAGTAGTTGTAATTGTGAATTTACCTTCCTTTGGATTAACCTTTTCATCCTTTGCTATATCAGTTGGGTTTACCGTGAATTTATCATTAGCGCGGTCATAAACAATATCTTCTTGTCTAATTAACCACTTTTTTAATTTCTTTACATCGCTATTAAATGCCGGCCCCTCAAAATGCTCAATATAATTTTCTAATACAAATTCTTGTATTTTATCAAATTCCACTTGGTCATCCCACTCAATCAATTTATTCTTAATAGCCATTCTTAGTTCAGAACGCACACTTTTAAGTGCAATTTGTAAATCTTCTTTCCAAACATCTATATCATACAGTGCTTGTTTCTCCATTAAATTATCACCATTAAAACCGTAAATAGTAAATCCATCTAAATTAGATTTCATAAGAATTTCTGCTTCACCATGTATTTCATCAGTAATATACATTTTCTTTACGCCTTTTAATTTATATTTAAACGGCTTATCTAAATCTTCCCAAATTGATTTCTTGGCTTTGTCTGATAACATCTCTAAAGTCTCTAATTTATCTGATTGAGTTACTTCAGGGATTTCAATAACTTTCGCTGAAAATAAACTAAAACCTTCTTTAGTTTTCTTTACCTCATCCACCTTAACTCTAACAATACTACCTACCTTAACAGATTGCTTAGTGTTTAGTGCTTTACCTACAGAAAGATATGCTTTATCTTTCAATTCTACAGTCTTATATGAACGGGCCTGTTCAGCAGTTAATGGGCCTATACCTAAAGTATATGAATGAAGCCCACTCTTTGTTGTTTTATCATCTAAAACAATAACATCTAAATCAACAAATTTCTTCCATTTAACCCACTTAGGATTTTTCTTAGAACCTAACTGGTAAGTAGATTCAATGTCCTTAATTACAACTCCTTCAGAAGCAGGCAAATTCATTATTTCCTCCGCATAATCACCTACTTCTTTTATAGAATCTGCAATTCTAGTGTCTTTCTTTGAAGGATATGCTAATTCTTCAGATGAATGTTGAGCATATTGATATAACAGAATATTAATTCTTTCTCTTAAAGGTTCATCTAATAAATCCTTATCTTCATGAGACATTATATCAAATACATGAAGCCTTAATTCAGCATCCTCAATAGGCTTCTTAAAGATATGTGAAATTGTAGCGGCCCTATGTAATGCTTTACCATTCTTGAATAGCATTAACTCCCCATCTAAAATACAGTTTCCTATATGTTTCTTATCTAACCTTTCTATTTGTTCTGGACATTTATCAGAAATATCTTTTTGATTATAAGAAAGGATTTTAATTGTTTTACCGTCTTTATGAATTTGCACCCTCATACCATCATATTTTTCTTGGATTACATATTCACCAGAAAAACCTTTCAATTGTTCTAAGTCTTTTAATTCAAATATCCTATACATTGGTTTATTAGGAATTAGGAAATTGATTTCTGATTTCTCGTCTGCACTTTTTTCAGACTTTTTAATATCTATCTCAACTAGCGCATTCCATTCCTTTTCATCATATTCCTCAAGAAATACCTCTTTTAGTATAGATAAAACACTCTTAAATTTGGTTTTGATACGCTTAGTATCTTTATCTTCACCATAATGCTCTGAAATGTATAAGGGTATGTCTTTCATCTCTAAATCTAACCCGTTTGCATTTTGAGTTATTTCATCGGGCTTAAGGCCGTGTTTTTTCCATGCCGATGCAGGGATTGGGAGGGAATGTTTGCGAAGGGCATAGTGAATAAAGGCCGCAAAGACACTAGAATTATTGAGTAATACATCAATTACTTCTTCACCCAACTGATTGGCGAATGGGTCACCAACTTCTTTTGATTTAAACCTCATTTCTTTGACTGCATCATACAGGCTCTTGGCTTGAGTTGATTCAGGGTTTTCCGCCCCATCATCAAATAAGTTATCTTCACTAATGTATTTCTTTAATACTCTAGTAAAAGAATCTAAGCCATCAAACGACTCACGAATAGACTTAACTGTTGCTCTCCATTTTTTACCATATTTATTTGGGTCTTCCTTTGCAGATAAGTAAGAATAGCGAGTCCTCTCAAAGAAATCTAAAACACGCTTGGATAGCGCATTTTTTTCTTTTTCAAAAGAAACGCCAGAAATAGCCATTAACTACACTCTCAATTAATTCTGAGCATGACCGGATAAACCTGCTACATCTACTAATTGTAATAATTTCTTATTTAATGCTCTTGCTTGTCTTACATAGCCTTCTTCAGATAATGTTTTATTAGCCAATCTTTCAGTTAAATCTTCATACTCACCATGTAATTGTGCTACCGTATCTCGTAATTCATCTTCACCTGTATAATCATATTTTGTAAATGCATCAAATACTGTATTTAATGCCTTGACTATTACTTCCGTTTTACCAACATAACCATAGCCTTCATCACCTATTGGATTTTTTATTTTTTCTTCAGATGGATTTTTCTTAGGTCTTTTTAATTTAATATCTTCACCCATTACATCTTCATCTAATCTAACAGTAGTTCCATCTTGGAAATTCTGTAAAATTTCTTTTGCTTTCATTATTGCTACTTCAATTAATTTCTCTTCTTTTGTTACTTTTTCTGGCATTTACTTTGCCTCCTTTTTATCTATCATAGAATCTTCCTTCATATCTTCAAGTTCTTGTTCAGTCCATTCTACTATCTCAGGTAAAATCCATCTATTAGCAACAGGCCTTAAACCTAGACTTCTTAATACATCTGGGTCTGTAGATAGTTTCACATCACCAGCATCAATTGCTGCATAAATATATGTATCGTGTAAGTTAATTTTTAATATCTTTTGCCAATCCATTTCAATTGCCTCCTATTTGCTCAACGATTTTATGTATATCATCCCATTCCATCTTTGCTATCATATTAGCAGTTGGGGCAGTATTATTACCCATCACTGGTCTAGGAGTATTAACCTTAACATAACCTGATTTCATTAATAGGTTATCTTGGTTATACACCGTTTCTTCTAAACTTTTCACTTTTTCTACTAACTCTTTTAAGAGCATTAACATTTCATTTTCTTCATTCATCGTCTTCATCTTCCTCATATTCAAAATCTTCTAACAGCATATCTTCATATTCAGATAATCCTATTCTATATGCTGTGGAATCTACTTGTTCTAAAACCCAAGATGGGGAATAGGATAAATTGCCTATTTTAATCTCACCTT